CGAGTAGACGAGCTGGAAATCGAGCGGGACATCTACGCCAGCCGCTTCCAGAACTGGCAGATGCGGGCTATCGATGCAGAGGAAAACGCCAGCCAGCTTCAGACCGAGGTTGACAACTTGACCGCAGAACTGGCAGCGCAGATCGATTTGACACTTACATACGCCGGGTCATTCAGCTGCACTGCCTACTGCACCGAGGAATACGCCCACATCTGCGGCGAGGGACACGGCATTACATCCAGCGGTGCAAAGGCGCAGCCGGGCGTGACCGTGGCAGCTGACACCAGCATCCTGCCCTACGGCACGGTGATCTATATCGAGGGTGTAGGTCTCCGGGTCGTTCAGGACACCGGGAGTGCTGTGGTAGGTAACAAGCTGGACGTGGCGGTAAACACCCATGCAGAGGCTCTGAGCTGGTCTGGCTGGGGTTCTCACCGGGTCTGGATTGTCACAGCAGGAGGTGACGCTGATGCGGACACCTAAACAGAAAACCTCCGCCCAGAAGCGGTATGAGCAACTCAAGTCCCGTGGCCTGTGCGTTGCCTGTGGAAAAGTGCCGGCGCAGCCCGGCAAAACCAAATGCATCCAGTGCGGCATCAACGCCAGCAAGTCGGCGCTGAGCTGGTATTACCGCAAGCACAAGGAGGTGCAGCATGGCACTGAATGAATATGGAGTCAAACTGGACAGCAACGGCTATGCACCCAGCATCCTCAACCAGCAGCCCACCTGCCTGATTTGCGGGCGATACCACACGGCCCGGCACGAGGTCTTTTATGGCCCCTACCGGGATAAGAGCAAGCGCTTGGGGCTGTGGGCGAATCTCTGCCCGTGGTGTCACCAGAACGGCCCGAACGCCATCCACCGCAACCATGACGAAGATCTCCGCTTGAAAAAGTGGGCGCAGAGAAAGGCCATGGAGCATTACGGGTGGCCGGAGGAGAAGTTCCGGCAAGAGTTCGGGAGGTCGTACCTGTGAGCACTTGCCCGATTATCGCCATTGACCCCGGCAATGCCCAGTCTGGCTACTGCGTTATCGACCGCAACACCCTGCGCCCGCTGGAATTCGGCAAGGTTGACAACGCCGAGCTGCTGCGGAAGTTGGCCTCTGCCACGGAGCAGGGCTGGCGGTGGGCGGTCATCGAGATGGTGGCCTCCTACGGAATGTCTGTAGGCCGGGAGGTATTCGATACCGTCCTCTGGATCGGCCGCTTCTACCAAGCCCTGAACGCCTGCTGCCCGGTACGGCTGCTGTGCCGAATCGAAGAAAAGCGACACATCTGCCACAACACCCGCGCCAATGATGCCGCCATCCGGCGGGCACTCATTGACCGATTCGCAGACCACGACCTCAAAAATGGCCGTGGTACAAAAAAGAACCCGGATTTTTTCTACGGCTTCAAGGCCGATGTGTGGGCAGCCTACGCTGTGGGTCTGACCGCCATTGAGAACCGGGACAACGATTATCATTTTTCTGCTACTTGAAAGGAGCACATACCATGGATAGCTACGAAAACGAAGCCTCTAAGTTCGCTGCCCAGCGCACCAAGCTGAAGAATATCTGCGAGGCGCACGACCTGACCTACACGTTCATCAAGAACAGCTACCCCATCAAGCTGATTATCCGCCCCATCAAGGGCGTGGGCGAACAGATGTCCATGCTGGAAACCGCCAGCGAGGACAGCTATATCTCCCCGGATGCCTACCTCCTGTTCACCATGAAGGACGGTGTGCTGGTCTACCGCATGAGCAAGACCTTCACCATTGAGGATGCTCTGTTCGGCAAAATCAAGAACATCTTCAAGAATATGCACTCCTACTACTGCCAGTTCTTCTTCCGGGAGCTGATCGAGAGCGGCCGGCTGAAAGCCATCGGCGGGAAGATGCCGGAAATCCCTGAAACCGCTGCAAAAGAGCCTGAGGAAAAGGCCCCCGACCTGCCCCCGGACGCTGAAAAGCTGGAAGAAATCGAGGACGAGGCAGACGATGCCGAGGACGAAGCGCCCGCAGCTGACGAGCTGGCAAAAGCCACCGAGATTGCCCGGCAGAACGACGGCATCACGCAGGCCATGCTGGAACAGCAGATGGGCGTGACCGCAGAAAAGGCCATCGCCCTGCTGGACGAAATGGAAACGGCCGGCGTGATCGACTTCTACGATGGCCGCTACTACCTCGCCAAGGCAGACAGCGAGGAGGAATAATCCATGGCAAAGGCAGCAGTGACGCGCAGCATCCGTGATGACCATCAGAAAAACTTCCTCAAAATCTTTGAAGGGCTGACGGGAAAGCATAACCGCTGGGAGATTTGGGAGGATTTCGTCACCCTGACCGCTATTGAGATCTCAAACAGCACGGACAAGGTAAACGCCACGGAGCGCACCAAGATGTATCAGACCATCATTTCCAAATACTCCGCCAAAGAGCGGGACGGCATGGCCGAAATGCTGGCCGAGGTGGTCATGGGCATGGAACAGAACCCCGACCAAGATTTCCTCGGCTCCTTGTACATGATGTGTGAGCTGGGCAATGACCACGCCGGGCAGTTCTTCACCCCCTACGATGTGTGCCGCTGCATGGCCGAGATCACGTTTGACCCGAAGCTGCACCCGGACATGGAGGGCTTTATCTCGGTATCTGACCCGGCCTGTGGAGCTGGCGCCACGCTGCTTGCCTTTTTGAACGTCTGCAAAAGACGGAATATCTGCTACCACAACAAAGTCCTTGTCATAGCCCAAGACATTGACTTTATCGTTGGGCTGATGTGCTACATCCAGTGCAGCTTCATGGGCTGCGCTGGATATGTAGTCATCGGTGACACACTCGTGAACCCGGCAACGGCCTACGACAGCCACGGATTGCTGCCCGCAGGACCACAAAACCGCATCTGGTATATGCCGCTTTTCTCAACCGATGTGTGGTATATGCGCCGCCAGATAGCGCAGATGAACCTGCTGTTTGAGCCGAAAGGCGAACCTGCAAAAATCGAAAAAACCGATATTAAACCCGCAAATTTGCAAAAATCTATCAAAAATGAGCCTAAAGCCCCGGAAAATGAGCCTCTTAACGAAACCAAAACCGGGCAGCTCACGTTTTTCTAACCTGAATCAAGAAAGGAGTAACCCCTATGGCAGACATTACTTATATCCCTATCCGGCAGCTTCACCCGCACCCGGATAACCCCCGCAAGGAGCTGGGCGACCTGTCCGAGTTGGCGGCCAGCATCAAGGAAAACGGCGTGTACCAGAACCTGACGGTCATTCCCGGCCACTACCTCAGCAGCCGGGAGTACATCAGCAAGTGCGTTGACGAGGGCGGCGATGCAGCCGCCGCCGCAGCAGCATGGGCTCCCAAGGTTATGTGGGTGGGTGACGACTACACCATCATCATCGGCCATCGCCGGGCAGCGGCAGCGCAGCAGGCCGGGCTTTACGAGCTGCCCTGCGCCATCGTTGAGATGGATGAGCGGGAGCAGATGCAGACCATGATGGTGGAGAATATGCAGCGGTCAGACCTCACCGTCTACGAACAGGCTCAGGGCTTCCAGATGATGATGGACTTTGGGCAGACCGTGGAGCAGATCTCCGACAAATCCGGCTTCTCACAGTCCACCGTTCGGCGGCGTATCAAGCTGCTGGAACTGAACCACGACAGCTTCAAGAAAGCCGAAAAGCGCGGTGCAACCCTGTCTGACTTCGCCCAGCTGGACAAAATCGAGGACTTGGAAGCCAGAAACCGGGTGTTGGAGACCCTCGGCACCCAGAACTTCAACAGGGCTATGCAGGATGCGCTGGAACAGCAAAAATGGCAGCACCAAAAGGCCGAATGGATTGAGCAGCTCAAAAAATTCGCCGTGGAAGATCCGCAGGCCACCTACCAGACACACGAACACGTAAATGCGTATGGCAAATGGGGCACAAAAAAGGAAGTCATCATGCCGGAAGATGCCGACAAGGTTGCTTATGTCTATAAGGTCAGTGAAAATCAGATTGACCTGTACAAACCTCGCGATACGGAAGCCGAGGATGCCAGCAACTCGGCGAGGGAGGCCGCAAGAGCCACCGAGCAGCTTGCGAGAGAACAGTTTGCCGCTGTTACGAAGCTCATGTACGAGCTGCGATGGGACTTCGTGAAGGACTTGACTCCCGCGGAGTGCAAAAAGCACCTGCCGGAAATCTTGGCTTATTCCACCCCGATTCTGACCGAATATCGGCACATGGAGGATGACGAAAACGTGTTGCGGCTGCTCGGCATCGGTTTGGATGAGCAGATTCGGGAAGACACGGAACTGGAAGATGCCCTGAAAATGTTCAATGCTTACGATACCGAGCCGGAGAAGATTCTCTTGGCGGTTGCCTTCGATGCGACGGACGGTAGTCGTGAGGGCTATTGGAGCACGGAATGGAACGGGCCGACAGGCGCGAGCAAGTTCGTTCACCGCAAAAATGATGACCTTGACAGCACCTATGAACTGCTCGCTGCACTCGGTTACGAAATGGCCGATGATGAAAAGGCTTTGCAAGACGGCACCCACCAGCTTTTTGCGGTGTATGGTTCCGGCAGCCAGGCTGACACGCCCTGCGATAAGTGCAAAGCTGCTCACCCTGAATGCGATAAGTGCTGCAAAGCCTGTGATGAACCTTGCAATGCCGTTCAGGACTGCAAGAAAAATGAAGAAAGGACTGAAAACGATGAATGAGAAAACTATGGGGGCTATCCCTGTTTCTGCACTGGAGCGTCTGGAGCAGAGCGCTGTGAAGCTGAGCCTGATTACTTTTTGCCTGCGTCACGAGGAACTCAAGGCCGCACCTGATGCGGCGGAGATCCACAGCATCAAGTCTGACCTGAGCCGGGCATTGCAGGAGGTCAGCGCCAATGCTGCCGCCTGCGCGCTGAGCGGCGACATCCCGGAAAAGGCAAAGGCAAGCCTCCCTGCGGGGGCAGAGCCTAAGCGTGTCCAGCGGAAAGAAATCCACAAGGGCACGGCCTACGGTGTCCTGCGCCTGCGTTGCCCGAAATGCGGCGACGTATTTGGCCGCTTCCTGCGGGAAACCAGCGCCAGCGTGACCTGCCGCTGCGGCGGGGAAATTCAGCTGGACAACCTGAAACGGTATGAGTTCACCTGCCCCTGCTGTGACTTTGAAGCCCACGGCCGCACCAATCTGGAAGACCCCGAAATCACGGTGCCCTGCAAGTGCGGCAACCCGGTCACGATGAAGTGGGACCGCAACAAGCGTATGTACCATGAGTGAGGGCGGAAGCAATGACACTTGTGGGTTCCGCTGCTGGAGCCGCCGGAGGAAGAAAAGTAATGAAAGAAAAAACCATCACAGTTTCGCATGAAGTGTCACCGGAATATGGAAAATGCAGTTTCGGTGGGGACTTTTGGGGAGAAGAAGTGTGCAAGTACCACGCACTTCGTACCCAGACACACGGAAATAAGGCACCGCCGGAATACAGAAAACCTAAGTGCCTGTTATTCAACTGCTGGCTCGAAGAACCGTACAAAAAGTGCGAGATGTGCCGCAAGGCGTGCGCGGAGGTGGACAGGAAGTGAAAGAAGCAATCCGTGCTCGATGCCCTTTGTGCGGCGGGGAAATTATAGTTTCCGAGTATTATCAGACATCACGAGATTACAAAGTTCTGATGAACGGGAAACTGTCCAAACGGTACATCGTCACCGATGCCGGTCCCATAAATTCGATGACAGCATCATGCGGCAGTTTTTGCGGCGCATACTGGGAGCATGAGGAGTTTGACATTTCCGAGGACGGAATGTTTTACGATAAAAAATATTTGGAAGAAGAGGTTAGCACATGAAAGCAGTCCTTATCAGCATCAAGCCCAAGTGGTGTGACCTGATCCGGCGGGGGCGCAAGACGGTTGAGGTCCGCAAGACCTGCCCGAAGCTGGAAGTGCCGTTCAAGGTTTATATCTATGAGACCATGGATGGCGGTCGTGGGAGCGGCCTTGTTTTCGGTGAGTTCGTCTGCATCGGATTTGATGTGTTCAGGCCGATCGGCAAGGGCATCAGCATCAAGCGCTTCCCTGCATTGTATGAAAGCTGCCTGACCCTTGATGAAATCGTAAAGTATGCGCAGGGTGAGCCGGTATACGGCTGGAAGATCTCTCAGCTGAAGCTCTACGAGGAGCCGCTCAAGCTGGAGGACTTTTCCCGCCACGGTTTCTGTGGCATGAACGGGACTGGTGTTTGCGGCAATGCAGACTGCGAGAACTATCAACCGTCTGGCAACTATATGGAGCCGCCCACCTGTGCAGTCAATGGCTGCACCCTGTATGAAGCGCCGCAGAGCTGGTGCTATGTGGAGGAAAGGAGGGATTCGGAATGAAGTGGATTCAGATTACCGATGTCATAAAGTGGATTGCTGTGTGCGTTGCAATCTCCATTTCTGTTTATGTGACAAGGGATGGAAGATACCTCTGGTTTCTTCTCATCCCTGCATTCCTGATTTAAGTGGGGTGATGGCAATATGAGAGATTGTTCTATATGCAAGGCGAGGGCGTACTGCTGGGAAGCAGTTGAACCCGGCTCCATCATGTGCGGCATCAACCTGATGCAGCATGGTGGGACGAAAAGTGAACCCGAAACGCCGCGGTCGATAAGCGTGAAGCTGAGTCCGACCTTTTGCGCATACTGCGGCAAGCCGCTGAAAATTATTGGGACAGAGCGCTTCTGCAACAACGTCCAGTGCTTCAACCGCTTTCAGAATGTATAAAGGGGGATGCCTGATGTCAAATTTTCAAAAAGATGTCCAGCTCCTCACTGATTTGCAGGAGCTGATCTCCGATGCAGAGCGCACCGCCAATATGCCGGGGTATGCGGGGGCTGTGTTCAATGCAATCTCCCCGGCGCTGAAAGCGGCCATGCCGGCAGCACAGAAGAAAGCCCGGCGGCAAATCGATGTGCTGACCCGCGCCAAAGAACGGCTGATGGAGCTGATGGAGGAACCGCAGAAATGACCAACGGTGACTTTATCCGCTCGATGTCGGATGCAGACATCCGGGAAAACTTCACCCAGCTGCTCTGTGAATTCGTCCAGCGGAAGCAGACGAGCCGTTGCCGGAGCAGAGAACATTGCTTCCACTGCATCAAGGACTGGCTGAAAGAAGAAAGCGTGGCGCTTAGGAGGGCCGATGATGACACTGAATGAGATTCGCAAGCTCCGGGGGATGACCCTCAGCGAGTTTAGCCGGAAGTCAGGGCTGTCCCCGCATACTGCACGGAACCTGATGGGCTACAGGGAACTCTACGGAAATCCTCGGATGGACACGATGGGGGATGCGGCGCGGGCGCTGAATGCGGTCGTGACGATCACCCCCAAGGGCGTGACGATTCGCGCCAGAAAGGAAAGCGCATGACTCCTATTCCATTCCGTGAGCAGAACATCACCTATAACCCGCCGGAGGGCATGGAAGACAAGTGCGAAGCGCTTCCAGCTTTCCGGGGAGAGGGACAGGTGATCTCCTGCTGGCATCTTACATTATGGGAGCGCATCAAGCTCCTGCTGACCGGGCGGCTGTGGTTCTCGGTGATCGGCAATGGACAGCCGCCTATCTGGCTGGGTGTGGATTGCCCGTTCATTCGTAAATAATCCGACCGCAAGACCTGTATTTTTGCCGTAAAATGTGCTAAAATAATTAGGTAGCACCTCTACAAATTGGAGGCCGCGCACATATTACTGGAGGTCAGGTATGACGGTGCAAGAGCTGTCCAGATACTTAACGCTTCGCAAGCAGATTGATGAGGACAAAGAAATCTACGAGAACATGTGCCAGAAGATGGGGCCAGCATCCCCATCACTGTCAGGAATGCCCCATACTCCCGGTGTTCGTGACAAGGTTGGTGATCTGGCCGCAGACCTGGCAGATTTGGATGCCGGCATCAAAGAGCTTGAAGCCGAAGCCGAGAGGGTGCTTCCAGCAATAGAAGAATTCTGCGTGTCGATTTCAGACCCACGGATGCGCCTGATTTTCAGGCTCCGTTTCGTGCGGTGCCGCTCATGGGCTGAGATCGCAGGGACGCTCGGACGGTACTATACCGAAGCCGGAGTGTGCAAGATGGCATATAATTACCTCAAAAAGATAGCCTGAATTAAATTCAAAAGGCCGCTGTTTCAGTATGAAAATGCTGATTCGGCGGCCTTTTTCTTTTGCCTGCCAACCATGAGCAGAAAATGTAGTTTGTCAGATGACTTCCAATGGTTTCTGATGGGTTCCAACGGCTTCCAATCGGTACTGATGCTTTCCAATGCTTTCTGATGACGCAAGGCGAAAGGCATGGTATTATTATGCTACAAAATCCTAAACAAAGCCGGGCGGTGCAGATCATCTGATGTGCGCCGCCATTTTTATGGGAAGGAGGATTTTTCGCCCCGCGTTGCTCCTTTGCGCGGGAAATCGTGCTTCCAGTCATCCCCGGTTCGCCGCCGGGGCTGTCTGAAAGCAGGTCATCATAAGGAGCAATTCATGGAAATCAGAAAAGTACCTATCAGCCTGCTCAATGCAGCACCCTACAATCCGAGAAAGGATTTGCAGCCCGGCGACCCGGAATATCAGAAGATTGCCCGGTCGATCGAAAAATACGGCTGTGTTGAGCCTATCATCTGGAACGAGAAGACGGGCAACGTGATTGGTGGTCACCAGCGCTTGAAAGTGCTGGTGGCGACCGGCGCGGTGGAAGTGGATGTCAGTGTGGTGCAGCTGTCCCTTGAGGACGAAAAGGCCCTGAATTTGGCGCTGAACAAAATCAGCGGTCAGTGGGACAATGAAAAGCTGTCTGCCGTCCTGCAGGATCTCTCTGCCGGCTTTGATGTTGAAGTGACAGGCTTTGACCAGCATGAGGTTGACGCACTGGTTGCATCCTTTGCGGAGAGCGGTCACGAGTACGAACTACCCGGCTCTGAACCCTATATCAATAATTTCTTTGATTCCGGGGTTCAGGCAAAGCCCAAGTCCGAGGAACCCGCCGCCGCCCCTGCACCGGAAGTCCCGGCGCAGGATGCAGGGGTGCAGCCCAGCGTTGCACCCGCATCCGATGAGGTGCAGACAGCCCAGCCCGGTGGAAAAAAGACCGTCATTGTGCCTAACCTGTCTGAACAGGACGCAACCACCCTCGTGGACGTTCTCAAGGACATGGGCTTTGCGTACCGTCTGGAGGATGCGGCATGACACAGTATGTGATATGCGCACTTCAGATGGAGGGCTTTCACTGCTGGCCGGAGGCTGATGGAGAACTCGCATATCTCAAAAACTCGCACCGTCATATCTTTTTTATTACGGCAGAGTTTCCAGTTCGCAATGCAAACCGTGAAATAGAAATCATCAGCCAACAGAATGCAATCAAGCGCTATCTTCTCTCCAAGTATGGGGATGAGGATGGCGCTTGTCATTTTGGGCGGCGCTCTTGTGAGGACATCGCCGCTGAAATCTTGAACCAGTTTGAAAACTCCACATCCTGCACCGTCCTTGAAGATGGGTTTGGGGGTGCGCGAGTTGTTCGATAACAACATCAAAGTGCATTTTGCCGGGAGCGACGGCGGAGAAATATTCTACGCCGCTCTGCTGGCAGCACAAACCAAATACCGGCTGTTTTCCTGTTACAAGTACATTCTCAAGTGCCGCCCGGATGATGATTTCCGGCTCCCGGCGGACCATGTAATCCGTGTGCAGGATACAGTCAACCGCCATGTGATACAGGATAGTGGCCTGTTCACGCTGATGTTTGGTGCCGGGAAAGGGCAGACACAGACGTTGGAAAGCCTGACCGAGTGGCAGGACAAGCTCATAGCATTCGTGCAGCAGAACAATCTCCGCTGTACCTGTGTCGAGCTGGACTGCCAGAAAGTGCTGGGCGTAAGGGAAGCGTGGTACTTCCGGGAGCGGATGAAGTAGCTGCTGGATAACCCCCAGATCATCGTATTCCATTTTGAGGATGGGATGCGGGGACTGGACAGCTTGATAGATTTCAGCGACTACATTGCCCTGAGCATCCCGGAACTGCGAATCATCAAGCCGAAGACATTCCGGGAAGACACCCGCTATCTGCCCCACTACATCAAAAACCGCAAACCTGAGATCGACATCCACCTTTTGGGATGCACCGATGTGAAGATGATTGCACAGAACAGCTTCTGTACCTCTGCAGACAGCACCAGCTGGCTGTCCGGGGTCAAATATGGCTGGTTCGATGATGGCAACCAAAAGGCGCACATCAACCAGTTCCGCAAAGACCTCATAGAACAGCGGCTATCCGCGGTGAGGACCATTACAGAGGGCAGGGGGCTGGAGCTGACAGATAAAACGCTTCTCTATGGAGCGAGAGCCAGCCTGTGCGCCACCATCTGCAAACAGAAATATACACGAGCCGCAGGCTCACAAGAATAGGAGCAAAAATGAAAAAGACAAACGAGAATTTGGTGATTCTGATTACGTTGTTTGCAATCAGCATCGTCATTGCCAATGTGACCGGCGCACGAACCATTACCACCGGCCTGCATATCGGCCCCATCGAGCTGGCCTTGAGCGGCGGTGCCATCACCTATGCCGTCACATTCCTCTGCACAGACATCATCGGCGAGATCTGGGGCAAGGCCACGGCCAAGCGCGTGGTGAAGTATGGCTTTATCGGCCAGATTTTTGCTACCGCCTGCATTATGCTCACCGGCGTTTTCCCTGCGACGGATGCCGTCATGGACAATGCCTATCAAACCCTGCTGGGGCAGAACTGGATCTTCGTCATCGGCAGTCTGTCCGCATACCTCGTTTCCCAGTCGTGGGACGTGGCCGTATTCCATGCAATCCGCGACCGCTACATTGCCAAGCATGGCAGCACCAAGGGTGGCCGCTGGCTCTGGAATAACGGCAGCACCATCACGAGCCAGATCTGGGACACGGTGATCTATGCGGTCATCAGCTTCGGCTTCGGTCTGGGCTGGGTGCATACCCACGAGGGCCGGATGCAGCTTATCGGTATCATCATCGGGCAGTATCTTCTGAAAGCCTGTCTGGCGCTGTTGGATACTCCCTTTTTCTATTTCTTCACAAGAAATGCAGACCGCCGCTGACGGCATCGTGTAGCGTGCGCTCTGTGTTCCGTCTGCCAGTTTGAGCAGAAACAAACAAAGGAGGATGGTGACTATGTAGATGGACAAGCGGGATAAAGGCTACACCCTGTATAAAAAAGGGCTGTCCTGCACCGAGATTTCCAAGAAGTTGGATGTGTCTATCAACACAGTAAAGTCATGGCGCAAGCGCTACTGGACGCAGGGTGCAGATGCACCCGCAAAACGCACCCTGCACCCAGAGGATGCACCCGCCGCACCTGACCCTGAAACAAGACCAAAACAGGGCGCGCCGCCGGGAAATGTCAATGCCGTTGGAGCAGGTGCGCCAAAGGGAAACCGCAATGCCGTCAAGCATGGTGGGTGGTCTGAACTGATGTTCCGAAGCTGGACAGAGGAACACTGTCAGCTGCTGGATGCCTGTGACGAAGATGTGGATGCAGAAGAACTGCTCATAAATGAGCTGAAATTGCTGACCGCCCGCGAGGGCTATCTGCTGGAGCGTATCTCCCACTATTCCAAAGAGGGAGCCTATGTTCAGACGCAGACCACATCCAAGAGAAGCAGGAACTTCAAGCGGCTGGATGGCGACACTGAAAAGGAAAAGAACGATTTGCAGGCCTATGTGGAGGCCATTGATGCCAAAGTAGCCGCCGGGGAGCGTTTGCCGGGCAATGAAACCCTGACAAATTCCACTCTGGAAGCGTCCTACCTCATCATAGAGCGCTTGAACAAGCTCCTGACCGATGTGCAGCGGCAGAAAGCCCAGTGCATCAAACAGCTGGCTGAACTGCGCAATATGAGCGGCGGCGGAAAGAGCGAACTGGTTGACGACTGGGTAGCAGCCATTCAGGCCGCAGAGGAGATGGACGATGACGCGCCGTGAGTTTTTCCAAAGAAGAATACCGCGGTACCGCAAAGACCCGCTCCTGTTTTTCAAGGAAGTGACTCACTTTGAGCCGGATCCATGGCAACGGGAAGCGGCTGTGGCGGTATCACAGCATCGGCGTGTTGCCATTCGTTCCGGTCAGGGCGTGGGCAAAACGGCACTGGAAGCCAATCTTATGTGGTGGTTCATTGCCTGTTTTTCCTACCCGCGCATCGTCTGCACCGCACCCACGATGCAACAGCTGGACAACGTCCTGTGGGCGGAAATGGCAAAGTGGCTTGACGCAAGCCCGGTGCTTCAAATGATGTTCACATGGACGAAGACCCGCGTGTACATGAACGGCTATGACCGCCGCTGGTTTGCCGTCCCGCGTACAGCCACAAAGCCTGAGTCCCTGCAGGGCTTCCACGAAGACAATATGCTTTTCGTGGTTGACGAAGCATCCGGTGTTGCTGACCCCATCCTTGATGCCATTGGCGGCACCCTGACCGGTGCCAACAACAGGCTTCTCTATTGCGGGAACCCCACAAAGGCGACTGGCGGCTTCGCTGAGAGCTTCCAAGGGGACGGCATGGACTGGTACTGCATGACGGTATCAAGCCGTGACAGCCCCCGCACCAGCAAGGAAAACATAGCTGCCCTCGAAAAGAAGTACGGCAAAAATTCCAATGTGGTGCGCGTCCGTGTAGACGGCCTGCCGCCGATCGCGGACAGTGATGTGTTCATACCCAGCTACATTGCGGAAAAGGCCACCATGAATGAGCCGCTTCCGCATGACAGTCCGGTGCGACTCTCCATCGGCTGTGACGTTGCCCGTTTTGGTGATGACTGCACCGTCATTGCCCCCAACATAGATGCTGACGTTCAGGAACTGAAAATTCGGAACGGACAGGATCTGTGGGCAACGGCAGAGGACATCATCTTTGAGTATCTTTTCCTGCTGGAGAAGTACCCGCAGTACCCCGGCATGGTCTATGCCATCATTGATGATACCGGTCTGGGCGGCGGCGTGACCGATATTCTGCGCCATGAAAGGGAAGCCAGAGGGCTGAACCAGCTTGAGGTTATCCCGGTGAATTTCGGCGCATCCGTGCCGCAGGAGGATGCAGCCGCCAACTATGCCGACATATCCACATGGATGTGGTCACTGGTTCGTGACATGGCACAGAGCGGGCGGCTACACCTGCCCAATGATACAGAGCTGATTGCCCAGCTTTCCACGCGAAAGTACGCTTTTGCCGGAACACCGCCGAAGCTGAAGCTGGAGAGCAAGGACATTATGAAGCGGCGCGGCCTGCCCAGCCCTGACCGGGCGGATGCCGTGGCGCTGTCCCTGTATCAGCCCATCACCTACACATGGGAAATCGGATAGGAGGAAACAACAGAAACATGGCAGTATTTGGATTCGGACGGCGCAATGCCGTTGGGCGGCAGTACAATGGCGGGAACGTCAGCGTTATGCTGCCCCGGTACACTACGCCGCCTGAGCGCAATACGCGGGACTGGCTGGAAATGTTTGGCCGCAACCCGCGTTTGGCGGTTGTGGATCGCATTGCTTCCGACCTGTCCACCTGCGCCGGTAAGCTGTACCGCAAGGATGAAAACGGGGAAGAAGTGGAAATCACGGACCATCCCTTTTTGAATTTCATGGCGCATCCGAACCCCCTCTATGAAATGACTTGGGGTGCGTGCTGGCGGTTGCAGCAGATCTATCTGGAACTCAAGGGCGAGGGCTACTTCGTCTATGAATTTGATGCCCTCGGTCGTCCGGTGGAGCTGTGGCCGCTCCCTACACATTGGGTGCAGCAGACCCCCTATGTGGGCTACCCCTACTATGAAATCAGAACGACCGGCGGACTCATCCGGCAAATCCCGGTGGACGATATTTTCTGCATGAAAGAACTGAACCCGCTTGACCCCTACAAAAGAGGTCTCGGTGCGGCAGAGTCCCTTGCAGATGAGATCGAGACGGACGAGTACGCGGCAAAATTCCAGAAGAAGTTCTTCTACAACGATGCCACTCCGACCACGCTGATCTCGATGCCGGGAAGCAGTAAGGATCAGCGCGACCGTTTCAGGTCCGAATGGAATGAGCGCTTCCGAGGACCGTTCAACTCCCACGGCATTGCCACGGTGGACGGCAACGTGACTGTGACGAAGCTGGCCGAGAACATGCGCGACATGGATATGACGGAGGGGCGAAGGTTCCTCCGGGATGCCGTGCTTGAGCATTTTGGTGTTCCGCGTGAAATCATGGGCATCACGGAGAGCAGCAACAGAGCCACGAGCGAAGCGGCTCAGTACATCTATGCCCAGAACGTCATCATGCCACGGCTCAACCGCCGGGAAGAAGCCATCAATACACAGATTTTGCCGTTCTATGGCAATGATCTTGTCTGGCATTTTGATGATGTGGTCCCGCGCTCGCAGGAATTTGACAAGGCCAAAGGCATTGACGGCTGGAATGCCGGGCTTTTGACCAAGGATGAAGCACGCGAACTGCTGGGCATGGAACCCTGCAAGACCGGCGGTGACTGCTTCAAGATCACCATTTCCGATATGTTCATCGGCTCCAACGATGACCCGGCGGAGGTGACGACCGACCTGATGCAGGAAAGCACAGATGAAGTCGAAGTCACGGATGATGAAGATGCCGGCGGGATGCTGTTTATGAGTGACCGCCGTGAGCATGAAGAAAAATCCCGCACGCAGAACATCGGCAATCTGCTGGCGGCCGCCCAGAAAGCCCAGAGAGCGAAGTTTGAAGTTGCCACGATGAAGTTCTTCAAGCAACAGCAAAAGCGGCTCTCCGGCACTCTGAGCGGCACTGAGAAAGCAGACTGGAGCGTGTGGGATGTCTTGATGCCCTACATCACGGAAAACCATGTGGAAGACAGCGCCGCATGGTCTGCCCTCGGTGAGCAGGAGCAAAAAAATCTTGTGGAGCAGTTCATTGGTGGTCTTGTCAACTGGCCGTCTGAGGAAACGGCAATGGAGGAAATCTTCAAGCCGCTTTGGAAGCAGACCTATGATGAGGGTACCCGGATTGCAAAACAGGCCTACAATATCCGCGGTGTTGACCGCCCGGAGCTGCTCAGTCAGGCAAAGCTCCATGGTGGGCAGCGTGTCCGTCATGTGACACAGACCACCAAGGAAAATATCTCCCGCATTGTAGCCAATGGCATTGAAGCCGGTATTGGCCGCGAAAAGATGGCGGATGAGATTTTGCAGGAGTATGAGATCCAGACCCGGAGCAGGGCTCGGCTCATTGCAGATCAGGAAACCGTTATGACGCTGGAGACCGGCCACTATGACATGATGCAGAAAAGCGGCGCCACCACAAAGACGTGGCATCACCGCCCGCAGAAGAACCCTCGTGATGGTTCCGATGGCGGTCCGAACCATGTCAAGATGGACGGAGAGACCGTGCCGATCGATGCCCGGTTCTCCAACGGCCTGCGGTATCCCTGCGACCCGGAGGGACCTGCACGCGAAACCATCAAATGCAGGTGCTATGTCACCTACAACAGATAAAGGAGGGCGTGAGAGTGGTATTCACGCGAGAAGATGCAGCTCGTGCTGCACAGACCATCGGCATTGACTTCAAAAAGGAAGCATTCCAGCTGGAAGACCTGCTGAACGGCATGAACACAGAGCTTGCCCGGCACGGTACCAAGGCAGGAACGGTCGATGTTACACACGATGACCCCACAATGACGGCGAAGCTGGCAGTTGCAAATCTGCGGGTATCGCCGTCTTATTATTCCCAGCGCGTGGGGAAAAGCGCATGGGAACGCTCCCTTGCACGGGGAGTAAAGCACAAGGGCGCAAAGACCGAGTACAAAACCGTGGAGTTTGAACTGGAGGGCTTTGACGATAAAGAGGGTACATTCTCCGGCTATGGAGCCGTGTTCTCCAATATCGACAGCGGCGGCGACATTATTGAGCCGGGTGCCTTCACGAAGACCATCGCCGAGGGCATCGGCCGGGTGAAAATCCTGTCCGGGCATAACGATAGTCTGCTGCCGATCGGCATTCCCACCGAACTCCGCGAGGATGCAAAAGGTCTTTTTATGAGCGCCAAGATCAGTGATACCACTCTCGGCAGGGATGTGAAGACGCTGATCCATGACGGCGTTCTGTGCGAACTCTCCATCGGCTATGACCCGGTTGTGTTTGACTACGATGAGAACGGCATCCGCCACCTCCGCGAAGTCAAACTCTGGGAAATCAGCGTTGTCACATGGGCCATGAACGAACAGGCAGTCATTACGGACCACAAATCGGATGATGCGGCGACCCGCATCGAAGCGGAAGCGCAGGCCATCGTTACCGAGGTAAAGGCCGGACGCAAAATTTCTGCTTCCCGCATGAAGTCCCTCAAGGATGCCTGTACGTCCATGAAAGCCGCCACAAAGCTGCTGGATAAGATCATTTCGGAAGCGCAGGGTGACAACGGCAAGGGGCATCCCCCGGTAAGCGCACACAAGTCCGTGGAACGGAAATCCGCTCCGAAGAAAACTGTAGAAATTATTTTTTGACACAGGAGGAAAAATCAATGCGTCTGAAAAACAGAAAGAAGTCCGCAGCCGCCATCAAGTCTATGAAGGTGGGCACCGATGAGCTGAAAGACCTCATCAAGGGCGCCGTCAAGGAAGCTATGGGCGAGGAGGACGATATCGGCGATGATGGCAGGGATACTGCCGCCGCGCTGGATGGCGTTACCGCAGAGGACATGGCCGATATTATCGAACAGGCTGTGGACAATGCCAACGAAAAGCGCAAGTCCCGCAAGGATGCTGGTGAGGAAGTCGGCGACCTGACGGCTGATGAAGTCATTCAGGAAGCCGCTGAGATCATCGATGCCATGACCGCAGATGAGGGTATGGACGATGATGAAGCCGATCCTGAGGGCAAGGATGACGATGAGGCTGACTCTGATGAAAAGGATGACGACGAAGCCGCTTCTGAGGATGATGCCAAGCGCCGCAAGTCCGCTGCATTCCGCCGTCAGGTGAAGTCCGGCACCGCTCCTGCCCAGCGTAAGTACTCCAGCCTGTTTATGGGCGGCACCGCTTCTGCCAAGAAGCAGCAGAAGAGCGTTCCCCCGCTGGTGAATCTCGCCCGCGCCATCAAGTGTCTGGATGTCTTCGGCCGGCATGACCCGGAACGTGCTGAGTTCTACGCCAAGAAGTACTACGAGGATATGTCCATGGCCCGCGAGTTCAAGGCCATGTCTGCCACCAACCCGACCGCTGGCGGCTTCCTGATCCCGGAAGTCTATCTGGATGAGGTCATCGAGCTGCTGTACAGCAAGACCGTCATCAAGGAGCTGGGCGCACGCACCATTCCGCTGGAGAACGGCAACCTGAACATCCCGCGCATGACCTCCGGCACCCGCGCTATGTGGGGCGGTGAGGGTCGCAAGATCGCTTCCACCCAGCCTGCATTCGGCAACCTGCGCCTGTCTGCAAAGCGTCTGGAAGCCATTGTGCCCCAGACCCGCGAACTGCTGATGAGCACCAAGTACAGCGCCGATGAACTGTTCGCCGCTGATCTGTCCCGCCGTATGCAGCTCGGCCTTGACTGGGGCGCTCTGTACGGAACTGGTGGCGAGTTCCAGCCCACTGGCATTGCCAATACTCCCGGCGTTGAGAAGATCGATGCAAAGAAGATGGATGCCCAGTATGCCGCGGACGGCAGGCTGACCGCCGATTTCCCGGTCTATGTGAAGTCGCTGGTTATGAGCAAGAACGTGGACGATCAGGCTCTGGGCTGGGCTTTCAACTCCTTTATGGAGGGCTATCTCAAGAACATCAAGACCACCACTGGCGACTACATCTACCGCGATGAGATGAACGCTGGTAACTTCCTCGGCATGCCGTACAAGGTTTCCAACCAGATCCCGACCGACAGCAAGACCGGCTGCACCGAAATGTTCTTCGGCAACTGGGCAGACCTGATGATCGGCGATCAGATGGGTCTGGAAACCTACACCACTCTGGACGGCACTTGGACGGATGAGAACGGTGTCCAGCACAACGCCTTTGAGGAAAATCTGACCGGCACCCGTGCGCTGATGTACGATGACATTGGCGTGCGCCATGTTGAGAGCTTCGCCTACGTCCACAATATCAAGGTTATCTGAGGAGGAAGACTGCTATGAAAAGAGCACTGTTTGATACCGTCACCGTCCTGCCGTTTGCCAGCGGCAATGTGGTTGACCGCATCGGCTATGAGAGCGCCGTGCTGGCTGTTACTGTGGAAGCATCCCAGACGGCCACCATCAAGGTCGAAACCGCCGACAGCACCGCCGGTCCGTATGAGCCGGTCAAGGACAGCCGCATCTTCGTTGATAACCCGGTCAACGAGGATGGCGAGGCCGTCATCGAGAACGAAGCCGAAGCTCAGGCTGTGGCGAACCTCGACATTGACCTGATCGGCTGCAAGTCCTGCGTCAAGATCACCGCCACCAACGGCACCATTGGTGCGCTGGCGCTGGGTGATGCCACCAACTGCCCTGTCAAGGAAAGTATCTGATGGAGGGCTGCATGATGGCGAGAATGTTCAAACCGCCCAAGTCCGCCCCGCGCCCTGCTGAGAACAAAGCAGTTCATGCAAAGGAGCGGAAGACCGCCGCAACCCCGCCTGCGGCTTCGCAGGAAGCCCCGGAAAAGGGCGCTCAGTAAATTCCCCCTCTGATGGGGAAAGCCTGTCAGAGGGCTTTTATTTGGAGGTGTCGTGTTGGCCGTAACACTGAGAGAAAATGCCCTCACCACTCTGGATGCCCTGAAAACCTCGCTCGGCATCGACCCGGCGGAAGAAGATGCACAGCGGGATGCAACCCTTGTGCAGCTTATCAATGCGGCATCTGCGTGGCTGGAAACTCAGCTGGGAAGAAAGCTGGGGAAAAGCACCTACCGGCAAAAATATTGCGGTACTGGAACGCAGATGTTGTCGCTGGAGCAGTATCCCATTGTCAGTGTGGAACGTATCACGGACACATTCACCGGGGAAACCATTACGGACTTCGATTTCAACGAAACCGGAGAGATCGGGGTTCTGTTCCGTGAAGATGGATGGACATACCGCGGGCACATCGGCGGGCTGGCCTATGACTACATTGCCCCCAGAAAATATCTGGAGGTGCAGTATGTGGCCGGGTATATTCTGCCGAAAGATGCCACCGAAGACCATCCGGCCACGCTCCCGGCAGATCTGGAAGCCATTGTTTGGTACATGATCGCCCAGCAGTGGGCCATCATTGAAAATGATGCCGCCGGGCTGTCGGCGTTCTCTATCTCCGATGTGAGCTGGACTTTCGATAAGAATATCAGCGAAACATGGCAGTCCGTGATTTCAAAGTATCAGCGGTGGTAACATGAAAATCCTTAAAGATGGATTTCGCGCAGATATGGAGCGCATCAAGCGGGAACTGACAGCGCTGCAAGGCGTGAGTATTCATGTGGGTATTCTGGGAGACGCGGGAAGCGACATCCTGATGATTGCCGGTGTGCATGAATATGGAGCGACGATCAGTGCGAAGAATGTCAAGCATCTGGCTATTCCGTTAAATATGGAAGCAAAGAATGCTGGCAGTCCCCGCAAATTCAATGACCTGCGGTTTATTCCCATTTCTCCCGGCTATGGCTTTTTGGTACGCGACAGAAAGCATCCCCAGAAAGCCCCCGGCAGGAAGAAGCAGGAAAAACATGATGCAAAAAAGCATCCGAGCGGCGGCGAAGAAGACCCGCGTCCGAATGAGGACTACGAGTGGATGTATATGCTGGTGGACAGTGTGACCATCCCAGAACGCAGTTTCATTCGAGCGAGCTTCGACACCGGCAAGGCCACGCTGGAAAATATCTGCAAAGAAGCTGTGGACGGCATCATTTTGAAAAAATGGACGGCTCAGGAGGCGGCAGACTACATCGGGCGGTGGGCGGTCGAAATGACCCACGACTACTTCAACACGAAGCTGTCACCGCCAAAGTCTGCCACAACGCAGTTGACCAGCACCCAGTATCAGCCCCTGTTTGATACCGGGCGGCTGTACAACAGCATTTCGTACAGCGTGGAGGGTATCTGATTTATGAGAAAATGGAAAGGGCCGCAGATCCCGCGAAGCCTGCTGCACAGTATGTACGAGGTGCATACCGAGGGCGGCGGCTATGATAAGGAGCAGGGCGGACAGTGGAAGCCGGGAACAACGGTCGAAACTGCGTTTCAGGGCGTTGTGATGCCGCTGAACAATGAGGATTTGCAGTACATTGACAGCGGAAGCTATACGCTCAATGCTCAGAAAGTCTATACGAATGGGCATACCCTGCAGGTGGGCGCTCAGTTCCGGGATGGGTTTGACGGCCAGATCTATACGGTCAAGCAGGAGCTGACCCACGGCCCTGTGCATTCGATGAAGCGCTACATGGTTGAGAAGAAAGGGGAGAGCAACCCGAAATGAATTTCAGGGAACTGCGGAACCGTCTGATCTCAAGCCTGTGGGATTACATTGGATGCCCGGTCATTCTGTCAAATCAGGTTCAGCCGGAAGCTGAGCCGCCGTTCTGCATCTATACGGTAACTGCACCGTATATCCCGGACGGCGGCATGGGTGACTATGAGATTGCCGATGTTGCCGAGGGTGTGAAAATCTCTCGGATGGAAATGCCATCGGCTACATTCTCATTCACCTTTTGCAGCCAGAACCGCACTGCGGAGAATGGCTCTGCGGTGAACGGTGAAGATGAAGCGTGGGCGGTCGCTGATAAGGCTATCAGCTATTTTAAGCACGCAGGGCAGGATGATTTCCTTGCACTGGGCGTGGCGGTGGTTGATGTGGGCCAGGCACAGGACCGCACAACGCTTCTTGTGGACGAAGCCGCCCGGCGGGTCGGCTTTGATGTGCAGATTCGGTATACCCGCATCGATGAGCGCGAAACCGCGTCCATCGAAAAAATCAAAATTTAAGGAAAGGACTGAATTGGATGAAAGATATTCAGGTTTTTACCGCGCTTGATGCAAAAACCGTGGCGGCGGAAAAGCTGGACATCCTGCTGCTCTCGACCGAGGGCGCGGCTGACATGGCGACCTACAATGACCTTGAAAAGCTCAAGGCGGCATTTCCGGGGAAAAAGGTCGCGGCCATGGCAGACAAGATGTTCAATCAGGATAACACCCTTGCAGATACGCTTATCCGCAAGGTGCGTGTGGCTGGAATTGAAAATCCTCAGAATGTGGGCGGCACTGCATCCCGCATTGAAATTGCATTCGGCGAAAATATGCCGACCGAAACGCTGGAAGCCAGCACCGCCTACTATGCCAAAATCGGCGGCAAGGCTGTGGTGGAGATCACGACCGGCGAGGAAGTGCCGGTGGACTGCACCGGGCTGGCGAAGCTGTTCGCAGGAACGTCCTTTGAGGAAGATGGTGTGAAGTTCACCGCTGCGGTGGACGACAATACCGTGACCTACACCAGTACCACCCGCACGGCTGTTTCTGGCTATGCGGAGAGCATCAGCCTGTACAAGGATGCAGACTGCTTCGAGGATATGGGCCTGAGCGGCGCTGTCGTGTCGGTTTCCGTAGGTAAGGCGGATACCACTAAGGCCGAAAACCTCATTGCCGCCATCGAAGACCTGCGCGACCACAACGATGACTGGTATTTCATTCTGACCGACGTTACCGACCCGGTCTGCGTGACTGCCCTGTGCAAGTGGGCGGAAAGCACGGAACCCACGGAAGCAGCGCTGGGTGCCGGTGTGGAAGATCACCGCAAGTTCTACTTCGGCCAGACCAACGACAAGGAATATGTCAACGAGTATGGTCGCAGCGTTGTTACCTATGCTGATAATCTGGCCGAGTGGGCGGATGCAGCATGGGTCGGCAGTGTCGGTCCGTTCTGGCCGGAGAGCGTCACATGGAAGTGGAAAGTGCCGGACGGCGTGAGCGTTGCGGACCTCCGCGACAGTGAGCGCGACCTGCTGGAGGAGAACCGCGTCAATTTTATGACGGCGGAGTATAAACACGAGTACATGAAGAACGGCATCTGCGGTGATGGAAATTTCATCGACAATGTGCTGGGTGCCGACTACATCACCCATCAGATCCGCGAAAATCTGTATGAGATTTTCATTGCCAACAAGAAGATTGCCTACACGGATGACGGCTTCGCACTGGTTGCGGCCGGCGTGTTCGCGGCACTCAACCGGGCTGTGGAACTGCACATTATTGCAACTGACCCGGAGGATGACACCGGCGTGTACACGGTTGTGATCCCCAAGCGGGCAGATGCGACCGATGAGCAGGCCCGCAACCGCCAGATGCCCGACATCAAGTGGAGTGCCCAGCTGGAGGGCGCTGTTCACAGCGTCAAGGTCAACGGCACCCTGCGCGTCACCCTGAATGGCTAAGAAAGGAGGAAGCTGTCATGGCAAGTAATATCGAAGTTGCATCCTATGACCCGAAAAAGGTTAATTTGGTGATGAACGGCAAGATCATTACCGGCTTTGCTTCGGACTCTATGATCACGATTGCCCGCAACGAAGACACGGTTACTACGCAGGTCGGCGTAAAGGGCGATGTGGCATACAACGAAAATGCAAATGAGAGCGGCACCATCACTGTTACGCTGATGGGTACTTCGTCCAGCCTGCCGTATGTCCGCAGCCTTGCGCTCAAGCGTAAGGAAGTCTCTGTGATGATCGTCGATGCCAACGATTCGGCATCGGTCAATGTGGCAGAGGAACGCTGCCGCGTCATCAAACCGCCTGACATCACTCGCGCAAAGGAGATCGGTTCTGAATCGGTCAGTATCTTTGTGCCGTCTCTGAATTATCGCTAAGCTATGGCCGGAACGAACTGGCCGGAGCGTCCAAAAAGTTTATCCGAAAGGGGCTACCGAAAATATATGGCTAAGACTAAGGAAATCACCATTGGTGAGCAGAAATTCACCCTCCAGAGCGTTTCGCCCTCGTGGTACTACGACTTCAACGATGAGTGCGGCAATACCGGCAGCGGTAAGCGCAAGAGCGCAAAGTACATGGACGGCATGTTCAAGAACTGCGTCGTGGCTCCCGCTGAGGTCAAGGCAAAGGGCATGGAGTACTTTGACGACAACGAAGACCTGAAGACCGCCGAAAAGCTGATCGCCGCCATCGAGCAGTTTCTTCGCAGCTGAACTGGACATTGCCATCGCTGCCCACAAAGCCAAAATCAACAAGGTCTTTTGGTGCATGGTGTGGTCTGGCAATGGCGTGACCTACACAGAACTGCGTCAAATGGATCTGGCGGAGTACCAAGAGTGCCGTCAGGCCAAACGCCTGTGGGTAGAACAGTGGCGTGACGAAGCAAAACCAAAATGAAAGCCGAACTCTTTTCAAGAGCCGGCTTTTTGTTTTGCGCATCGGGAGGTGAAACCACATGGATGATGCGCGCAACCTGCAATACGGTATCGGTTTTGATACTGCTGATGCTGAAACCTCTGTTGAGAACCTCGGTGAAAAGGTTGAAACCCTCGAAGAAAATATTGGGGCGGTTGAAGTTGGGGCACAGCAGATGGGTGCATCTGCGGTTTCTGCCTGCCAGATGGGGCAGGGAGCGGCCGAGCGCTTCACCGGGGCTGTCGGTGATGCTTCGGGTGGGCTGGATGATATGGCTTCCAGTGCATCCAAAGCAGGCAATGCGGCCCAAAAGGCGGCGGGTCATTGGAACATGACCGCAGAGGGGCTTGAGTGGGTGGAAGAAGCCGCTCAGGCTGCAGAAGCCGCCGCTGAGAGTTTCCGTGATGAAATGGATGACTCCGGCGGTGCCGCCGGGCGCTTTCGGGCGCAGATCAAAAAAACGGCTGAGTCGGCGCAGGACATGGGTCCCGCATTCAAGGGTGCGATGGCCGATGGCCTTGATGCCGGCCAGAGCATTGCGAAGTCTTTTCGGACTGGCGTGACCGGGGCGATGGATTTTACCAAGAAACGGGCAGAAATTTTCGCCAACAACATGGTCCGAAATGCGAAAAACATCAGCAAGGCATTCCAGCACCCCATTAAAATCATCCGCAGTGGGCTGGTGTCCGCACTTCGCCGGGCAAAGAAATCTGAGGATGAAACCGCAGACGGCGCGGACGATGCCGGAGATCATCTTGCGGAAATGGGTGCCGCCGGGGAAGATGCCGGCAACCAAATCAAAGAAGCTATATCCGGGGCGGTCAAGGCTTTTGTTGGCTTTGAAGCCATAAAAAGCGGCATCGAACTGCTCAAGCAGTTTGGTGCGGCGGCGGTGAGCGCATTCTCTGATGCCGAAAGCACTTCAAAGAAATTTGGCCGCTCTTTTTCCGAGGAAGCGGCCGCATGGGCGGATAACTACGCTGACGCAGTGCATCGGAGTACTGCCGAAGTCCAGAGTTTCATGGTCTCCAACAAGGCCATGTATAACGAGTTAGGCATTACGGCTGCTGCGGCCGAAAACCTCTCTGAAATGACAACCTCGCTGGCGTATGACTTTGGTAATGCGTTCAGCATGGACGATTCGGAAGCGTTGTCGCTCATCCAGAGCGCGATCGGTGGCAGCACCGATGCTCTGAATGAGTACGGGATTGTCCTCGACAAAACGGCCTTGAAGAACAGCGCCGCAGCTCTTGGGCTTGGCACCAATATTGATGCTCTGGATGATGCCGCAATGGCTCAGGTCAGGCTCAATGCCATACTGGAGCAGAGCGGCGACATTCAGAAAGCCGCGGTCGAGCAGACCGGCGGTTTGACGAACTCCATCAAATCGCTGAAAGGCGAAATGGCTGACTTCATGGCCGATGCCGGAGAAAAATTTTCCCCGGCGCTGGAAGATATGGTCGGCGTTTTTCTGGATGAATGGCCGGAACTGGAGCCGACACTACTTGAATTTGTTGGAATTCTGGCAGATGGGATGAGCGCCGCGGCGCCGGTCATTTCCAATCTGGCACAGAGCATTCTTCCATCCCTGATTTCCACGCTGGGAACTCTGTTTGATGCAGCTGGGCCAGTCCTGAGCATCATCGGAGATCTGGCACAGGAAATTTTGCCGCCGCTGGCTGGAATTATCAGCGAGTTGGCGGCGAATGCGCTTCCGCCTTTAAGAGATATTTTCGATGAGCTGAACTATCGTGTGGTTCAGCCCCTGATGCCTGTGTTGCAAGAACTGGCCGAGGATCTACTCCCTGTCCTCGGTATGGCTCTTGGGTCAGCGGCGGATATGGTTGGCCCTCTCGCAGATGCGTTTATGCCGCTCCTGACGGACATTCTCCCTGTGTTCGGCTCGTTGGTATCGACGCTGGCCGGGTCGATCATCCCGCCGCTGACCGATATTTTGCAAGTTGTGATTCAGGCACTACAGCCGATAATTCGGCTCGGCCTGCAAATCGTAGAAAATATCCTGCCGGTGGTGACCCCGCTCATCGAAGCGGCGGGTTCTGTGCTGTCCGGCGTGGTCGTGCCGGTGCTGGACTACATTTCGCCGGTGCTGGGGGTAATCGCCGATGCACTCGGCGTTGTGGTGGGCTGGGTAAGTGATTTGCTCGGATTTTTCACCAGCGGCGTGAGTGCAGTGGTCGATTGGTTCAGCGGGCTGTTCGGCGGGGCAAAGGACAGCACCGATGCCGTGCAGGAACTAACCGGCGCTGTCAGCGATTTGGACGGTGCTGCTGGCACGGAAACCTCGCTGGCGGTTGACACGTCGGAGTATTCCTCCAGCGTTTCACAGGCTTCCCAGCAAGCGCAGGAAGCTGTTTCTGAGGCAGCAACCGCTGCCCGCGAAATCTCCAACGAGAATTACGGGCAGATGGCAGAGGATGCAGAGACTGCCTATGCGAGCATGACCCTTGATGCAGAAAATGCTTGGGACCGCATGGAAAAGGCGGCATCCGAGGGCGCAGAAAACATCATCGGGTCTATCCAGAAAATTTTGTCTGCGGCTGATGCTGTCAGCGGCATCAATATCAATCTGAGCAGCAGTGCGAACATTCCGCACAATGCTGATGGCACAGATGATTTTGAGGGCGGCTGGACACACATCAATGAGCGCGGCGGCGAAATGGCATATCTGCCGTCCGGCACCGCAATTATCCCGGCCGACAAGACAGATGAAATTATCAACAACTCTACCAGCAGTTCCAGCGTAACCTATGAGGATCATTCTACTTTCTCTCCGACCATCAGCATCACGCTGGGCGGGGAAACCACAAAAGCCGATGCTGAAGAAATCGTCCGCCGGGTAAAACAGGCGATGGAAGATTTCTGGCAGGAGAAGAAAGAGGAAGAATATCACGAGCGCACCCTGCAGGGTGCGTATGCACAGTAGGGGTGATTTTGTGGCATACACCATTACAGGCGAAAAGTGCGGGACGGTCCGCCTTGACGCTGAAAAGACCGGCGTAGTCGTAACGGAAAGCGTCCAGCGCAGCAGCAAGGTTACGTCAAACCCGGTGGAAAAGGGTTCCGACATCAACGACCATGTTATCAATGATCCGGTGGTCTTTTCCATTACGGGTGTTTTTCTTGACGAAGATCAGTCCGATATTCTGGAAAGAATGTGGAAAGAAAAAGATGTGGTTGAGTATACCGGGCGCACCAGGATCTCTGACTGCGTTATAACCTCGTTCAAATCCGACATAAGCGCTGACAATAAAAACGGCTCAAAGTTCACCGTAAGCCTCAAGGTCATCAACCGGGTATCCGCAGAGTATGTGGCAAGCGGTGAGCAGATGATGTCCGCACAGGATGCCAACGCTTCAAAAAAGGTCAGCAAGTCGCAGACAAAATCGACTACGGCCGATGGTCTGCATACAACGGTGTCCCAGACTATTTCCTCCAGCGCGTATTCCTCTTATGTCAACAGCTATGCGAACAAGGCGGCAAGCAGCAGCGGGCCGTCTGGCCGCACGACAAGGGCCTACAGCGCCGCGTAAAGGAGTGAAGCTATGGAGGGGTTGAAACTCATCGACCTCGGAAATGAGGTCAGCTATATTGATGTTGACACGTCAAAGGTGCCTTATACGTTCTCCGTCAAGCTGGGCGACAGGACGTTTGCATTCAGCATCCGCTACAATGAGGTAGGCGGTTTCTTTACGGTAGATCTGTCGATTGCCAGCACAGGTGAAGTGCTGGTGTACGGTGATATTGTGAGATATGGCCGACCGCTGTTCAACAGCGTGGAGGATGAGCGCTTCCCGGTGCCGGTCATTATGCCGCTGTGCCTGACCGGCGACGATATTTCGGAGGTCACATTTGAAAATTTCGGCAAAGAAGTTCGGCTGTACCTCTGGGAAAGGAATGCAGCGTGAAGTTTTGGAAGCGTCAAGCGACCTTGCAAATAGGGTCGAAGCGGTTTGGCATGGATGATCTCTATTTCAAGTTTACGGTGCCATTTGAGGACAGCGAAAAACTGGGAACAGCGACCATCGAAGCCTACAACCTATCTCCGGCCACTCGCAACAGCATCAAAAAAGGAATGCCGATTATCCTCAATGCAGGATATGAGGGGGACATAGGTGCTATATTCACCGGGAAAGTTTCACAGGTTTCGGACAAGCATAGCGGCACAGAGGTCATTACCACCATTGCGGCCGCTGAAGCTCTGGAAGAATGGCTCTCGAAAGAGGTCAACAAGACCTACACCGCCGGGAGCAAGGCCAGTGCCATTGTAAAAGACCTGCTCAACATTTTTGGGCTTGAGGTTGGAACGATGGAGCTGGCGGTGGATAAAGAATACCCGCGCGGCAAGGTCTGCAAGGGCAAGGTGAAAAATGTCCTGACGGAGATCGTTACCTCTGACTGCAAGAGCCGCTTCCTCATAAGAAACGGCATTGTTACCATCAATGACCCCAAAACAGGCACGAAAACAGGATATGTCCTCAGTGCTGAGTCAGGGTTGTTGAAGGTAGCGGAAGCCACAGACCGCACCGAAACGACGACCCGCCAAACGACCGTCAAGGATGGGAAAGAAAAGCAGGAGGTCACTTATAAGCGGGAATGCCTGCTGAACTACCATCTGGCCCCGGCGGATGTGGTGAAAATAAAGTCGGATACTCTGAATGGAAACTACCTTATCAAAGGCGGTCAGCATACAGGATGCCCGGATGGCGACTGGAAAACAACGATTGAGGTGAAGCCTGTATGAACGGCAAAAGAGAATAT